TAACACAAACATTGAAATATAAGATATCACAGCAAATCAAAGAGGTTATAAATAATCCTCACAGCGCTATTACAATATTGATACCCTCAGAAGGGGAAGAGGGTAATGTAGAGATTAAATTACAACCCCTCAGCATAGAAACTAAAGAAGCGTCTTTCAGGATGTACCGGAAGGACAATCGTGATGAAGTATTAACAGCCCACCGTGTACCCGGCTACCGGATTGGTATAAATGAAACCGGAGCTTTAGGTGGGTCAAACACTGATGAAGCTACTAAGATTTATAAAATGAGTGTGGTTGAGCCGTTACAGAGTGATAACGAGGAGGATATTAATTGGTTGTTACGTGACGAGTTTGATATCACTGATTGGCAATTTAGTATATCAGAGATTGACACACGGGATATGCTGGAAGATATTAAGATTGCAGGTAAACTCTTCCGCATGGCAGCTATGACCCCGCGGCAGTTAATAGAGTACTTCGGTGAAAGGTTTGGATTGAAGGCTGACTCAAAGAATCCTTATCTAGATGAATATTATATTAACGGCGTGCCCCTGGACAGTTTATATATTAACATGGGTGTGGACCCGCCGGGTACGGGTAGTGTGCTTAGACGGTTAGAGAATGATTTAAGTGGTGTGGATGGTGAGGATAGTGATAAGTCAGATGGCGTTGAAGGTAGGGCTGTCAAGGACGCTTTTAACAGGCTTAGAAGTCGAGTATCAGATGCGGTTACAAGCAGAAGAAGCACTTAACACTGAGCTTAACAAGTTATTTAGTGCTGCTGAGAAAAAAACATTGAAACAGTTCCTTAAAACCTATAATCCAGACGATATTTTATCTTATCAAGTACATGACATATTACAACCTGTCTATGACCTTGAACCAAAGTATACAGATACGGTATTATATGAGAATATTCGGACATTCCGTAGATCACGAAAGTTTACATTAAATCTTATTAATCTGCAATTAGACCGTGATAAACAATTAACACTATTTGATTATGATCAGAAAGTCTATGATCACTTAGCGAGGCAAACATTCACAGCTTCGGCTAGGACTATGCGTCGTGTGATGGATAATATCAAATATAACATAGCTCAGAGTTACCAGGAAGGAATTGGGATAAAAGATGCTGCCCGGCGTTTACAAAAAGAGTTTAACTCACTTAAAACATTTGAGGCACGGCGTATAGCAAGGACTGAGATTAACAGTGCACAAAACCTGGGCAGTTATCAGACGTATATGGATTATGACTTGGAGTATCATCAATGGTGGACCGGTCAGGATGCACGTGTACGTGACAGCCACCGTGCTATGCATGGTGAGATTGTGGAGGTTGGGCGGCAATTTAGTAATGGACTATATTATCCGGGTGACCGTAGTGGTCCTTTAAATGAGTGGATTAATTGTCGATGCACTACAGTTCCTTATTTGATGCCGTTGGGTTATATGGCTCCGCCCGTTATGAGCCGTTTCAAGGAAGTTGATATTGTGCGGATTCCTGGTTTTGAGATTCCACGGATTACATTATAATATTTGTTCTAATTTTTCTAATTTTTCAAAAAATTGTTTTTAAGGAGTGATATTATGGATTATATTATAATTGGAATTATTGGAATTCTAGTTTTCCTCCTCGTTTTGGCAGTTAATGAAAATATGAAGTTGAAACGAGAAATAGAGAAATATAAACGTATGAATCAGTCTTTAGCTGAGAAAGCATTCAAATAATATTAATTTAATACTAATCTACTATTTTTTTACTATTTTTACTAATTTAATGGAGGTGGAAATATTACAGATAAAAAAAATGTATCCCCTGCCTTAGCTGTAGAAAAGGCGAAAGACCATGTATTATTCACAGGGACAGCCCTAATCCCAGGAGAACCAGATTGTGACTTTCCGAATGGAGAAGTACTCCTAACAGAAGAGAAAGTTGCAAAAATGGCGCATGAATACCTTCTCAATTACAGAATAGTTGATAAGGATCATAACTATTTCTTAACTAAGAAATCAGTGGGCGACCCGGTGGAATCATGGCTATTAGATGAGCCTAAAGTTATGAAAAATATACACGGAATTCAAAGAGAATATCCAAAGGGCACATGGATTGCTAAAACCAGAATAACAGATCCCGAAACGATGGTTAAAGCAGAGAAGGGAGAGGTTGCCTATTCTGTGACTGCACTGTCAAAGGAGAAAGCGGATGAGTATAAGGCGGCTGTTAAGGATAGGGTGTTAATTAAGGATTTAGAGGACCCTGTAGGCTTTACACTATCTCTTGTAAGTAATCCCTGCGTTGACAATTCTTGTAGTGTTAAAAATGATGAAAAGGAGGATGATAACATCAACCAAGACAATTTTATACAAAAATTTATGACAGCACTGAAATCTGCATTCGAAGACGAGGCAGATAATAATGGAGGCGATAATATGGCAGATAAAAATAGTGAAAAGGATGGCACAGATAAATCTGAGAAATCAGACGAATATATGACCAAATCCGACTTTGAAACCTTTAAAAATGAAATATTAGAGGCAATCAAAGGCGGAAAGGATGAATCCACTAAATCAGAGGAAAACTCTGAGGACGGGGATAAATCTGAAAAAGAGGATGAAACGGGTAAAAATGAGCCTGGAAGTAAAGCCGTTAAAAACCATGACGACAACAAACCCGAGGCTAGTTTTAAATCCATTGAACATTATATGGGACGGAATAAACGCGGCCGACCCATTAAACGAGATGAATAGGAGGCGATATATATGGTATCAAATGCACAGGCATTAAATGATATAGTAGCAAATAAGGCATCAGCCCTTGCAGTCCAAACATTCAATAAAGGTATACTTAACCCTGAACAGGCTGGGCGGTTTCTGAGAGAGGCTACAAATGACCAGGTGGTTATGAGGGAGGCCTCAGTTATCACCATGAAAAGTCACACTAAAAATTTAGATAGGGTGACTATGGACGGACGGATACTCCACAGCGGATATGATAGTTCAGGGCTGACCAGGGAGTTGACTGATGAGGAAAAGGTTGCATTCACGACATGGCAGAATCAGCTTGTTGCACATAAGCTTAAGAGTCAGGCTGAGATTGAGGATGATGAATTAGAGGATAACCTTGAGGGTAAAGCCTTTATCAACACACTCCTTGACATGATCGGTGGACAGGTCGGTGAAGACATGGAGGTCTGGGGTTTATGGGCTGATAGTGATAATATTGCCTATGAAACTGATGACCTGCTTAACAGCACGATTGGATGGCTCCAGAAAGCTGGATACAAGGTTTATGATACTGATGTGACAGAGGAGGGTATTGAGGCCTTGTTTGATGCTTTGATAGCTGCGATTCCTAAGAAGTTCATTAAGAACCGGAATCAGATGAGGTTCTATGTGCCTTATGACTATGAGAAGATGTATAGGGATGAATTAAAGGGTCGTGGAACACCTCTTGGTGATAATACCATCACTGGGTATGCTCCATTGGTATATGAAGGTATACCTGTTGTTCATGTGCCGTCATTGGATGATACTGTTGCACAGGGTCTGTATGGTTCACCGGCCGCTATGCTGACTAATCCGGCTAATATGGTGGCTGGTTTCTGGAGGCAGATTGGTATTGAGCCGGATCGTCATGCTGCCGCTGAGATGACCGAGTATGTCTTGACTATGAGGGGTGATGTGCACTTTTATAATGAGTTTATGGCGGTTACAGCGTTCCCTGAATTGGAGGAACCAGATTAGGGAGTTAGTTCCCTAATCCTTTTTTTTATGGAGGTATGATTTAAATGGTGTTAAGTGTAGTTAAGGCTATTAAGAAGTTGATAGAAGCAATGCAGGAGAACAGTTTATCCGTAGGGGTTATATCACTCACCGAATTGATAACGACTAAGTTATCTGCTGCTTCAGGGTCTCATATTGAAATTGTTGCGGCTAAGGATATTATAGTCACTCTTGGTGATAATGCCGGTGCACAGAAAGTATCCTTTGCTGATAGTGATGACTCTGAGGTTGGATCATTAGATAGTGAGGGTAACCTTGACTTGGATGGGGGGGTAGTT